GCAGAACCCGTCTTGAGGAACCAACGATGAGCCTTCTCGGTCTGAACCCAACGATCACCGCCACGCGCACGCTGTCTGCGCCTCTCAATGTCGGTTTCGCGACCAACATCACGCTTCCGACCTCCGCTAATTTGACGGTCAAGTTGGCGACCACGACGACCCCGACGAGCCTTGCCGACGTTGTCGGAAACAACTACGCAGGAAGCCGGATCATCGTCGGCGCTCCGCTCAACTATGCCAAGATCCAGACGGCAAGCAGCGTCGGGAGCGGATCCCTCGTCCTGCACGTCATCGGCTGGAACAAGGGCGGCGACGACGTGTGGCGTCCGCAACTCCTGACGACCTGCACGGTCACCGCCGGGGCTGCCAACACGACGATCAACGGAACGTCGATGGCGCTTGGACTCACATACGTCAAGAACTTCGGTGACTGCAAGGTCTACAACGGAAACACGGCTGCCGCGCACGGCGGCTTCATCGTTGTTGACCTCTGCGGAGCAGAACTCGTCGAGATCGCCATGACCGCGACTGGCGCTCCCACCGCAAACGTCCTCATCGGCCACATCTGATGCACGCACGCAACCGCACATGGCCGCTCGGCAGCGACCCGGCGGAGCGATGCCGCCAGCGCACGCTTCCCGTTGAAGGCGGCGACGGCTCCACGCTCTCGCTGGACTTCACCACGGGCGTCCTCGACCCGCGCCTGACGTTCACGCGGTTGGGCAACGCCACCTTCATCAACAGCAGCGGGCTGGTGGAGATTGCTGGCGCGAATATGTTCCGAAACAGCGTTCTTGACGGTGGCGGCGGTTTGAACACTCCTCCGACATCGTGGAACAATGCAGTCCTTGGTGCTACATACACGGTGGCAAACAACGAAGTAAAGATAGAAACGAATGCAGGAGGCACGGCACGCGCATATATGTTTGCCAATTACTTTGGCAGCAGCGCATCAGGTCTGCGATACACCATCCAATTCGTCGTGACAGGCCGTACAGGTTCGGCATACCGCCTTGATGAACTGGTTGGGCTTCCGAGCAATCCTCCCGTATCTGGAACCGAGCAATGGTTCGTGAACGGTATTTCTCGCCTGAACAGTTCTACGGCATGGGGGATTGGCGACACAATCACATATTCTGCCGTCACAACTGGTGGAAGTTCGTTCTTCCCGTCTATTGGATGCGGCATCTTCAATCCGTTGGGATCACCGACATCGGTGACGATCACGCGACCGCAGATGAACCTCGGTTCTACTGCATCCGCGTACTACGCGAACAGCAGCACATCTGCTGGATATCACGATGTCCCCCGCTTCGACTACGACCCGTCCTCCATCGGAACCCCGCGAGGGCTGCTGATCGAGGCCAGCGCGATAAATCTGCTGAACTACAGCGAGCAATTTGAACAGACTTCCTATTGGACTAGCAACCTGTCCGGCGTGACGTGGCCCAGAGCCACTGTCGTTGCAGATTCCACGACCGCTCCCGATGGAAACAATACCGCAGACACTTTCGAGGAAATAGCCTCGACAACTGGCACCCATCGTTGCAGATCAAACTCTGTAACCAAAACTGCTAATGCAGTAATGACCATGTCCATTTTCGTGAAGAACAAGGACAGAGGTTTCTTTGGATTGCGATTTTCCAATTCTGGAGAGACAAACGGTTGCCACCTTGGATTTGAACTCTCTGGAAATGGAACTGTTGGAACTGGAGTAGTTTTTGGGAGTGGATACGGAACACCTACCGGGACCATCACCCCAGTTGGTACGTCCGGTTGGTACCGAGTGACAATGACAGCGTCAACGGATTCGACAACGTCTTTCCAGACGTATCTACAACTACAGGACAGCATCAACAACCAGAGTTATACGAGTGGGGCTACTGCGCTTGGCGTCTACGTCTGGGGCGCACAACTTGAAGCAGGCTCCGGTGCCTCCTCGTACATCCCGACCGGGGCGAGTCAGGGGAACAGGGCGGCGGACAACTGCGTCACGGCCATTGGCAATCTCACGGGGTTCAATGCCAACCAAGGAACGATCTATGAATCTTGGCGCGACAACACGGCATCTGACGCGATAAGCGTTCCGATACCCGTGCAGGAATGGGCATTTGCCTTCGGAACGTCAGGAGCGAATGGTTGCGGAGTCTTTGTCAGCAACGCAGCAAGCGGAACATTTGGATTGAGCGGCGGTATCTCGAATACCGGGGATGCTGGGCCAGCCGGAACTTATGTCATTCAGGGAGTGAACAAGGCGGCGATTGCGATAAACGTCGCCACAACGAGCCTTCGCTTGTCGGCAAATGGTTCTGCTGTTTCCGCAGGAACAAACATTGCTGGCTACAACGGAGCGCAGACATTTGCGCTGGGTCAGAGGAACAACAACACTCGGTATTTGAACGGATGGATTAGTCAGTTCAAGTACTGGCCCTATGTCCTTCCTGACGCACAACTCACAACCCTGACCACCCTCTGAACCATGCCAGACTTCATGCTCCGCACGGACACACAGGACGAGATGGACGATGCGCTCATTGCCGCAGGGCTGGCGCAGGAGTTCACCGACGAGGACGGCGAGGTCACCGTGGTTGCCGTCAGCGGCGTTGCCATCGACCACATCGGGCCGATCCCTGCGCGTGTTGACGAGGACGGCGTGGTCATCAAGCCGGGAGACTCGCGCTGGCACACGAATGTGCGAGTGACCTTTGAACTTGACCCGGTGGTCGAGGCCGCGCTGCCGACCTTCACGCCGCTGCCGGGTGTTCCTTACAGGGTGTTCATTTGAGAGAACCAGACATGACGATCGAAAACACGAATACGAAGGTGAGTCTGTCAACGAAGGACTGGCTGGCGATCAGCGGCATCGCAATCACCATCCTGCTTTCCGTCCTGTCGGCGTACCTGCACCACGACAGGCTCCTCGTTCAGGTTTCCGTGCAGCAGGACATGACCAACCAGCGCCTCGACAAGATCGAGGCCAAGATCGAAAGGACCAGCAAGTGAGCGACATCATCAAGAACTCGTCTTGGAAGACCACCGGGGCAGGCATCGCGGCGATCCTCGTCGCGGTCGGCTCCGTCCTCACCGCCCTGACCGACAACGACCCGCTGACGGTTCCAGACTGGGGTTCGCTGTCCGCGGCGGTCATCGCAGGGGTCGGCCTGATCTTCGCCAAGGACAACAAGAAGGCTTGACGTGTATGACTTCTTCCGTGCGCTGTTCATGTCGGTGCTGCACTGGGCGACGGGAATGGTTTCCCGACGAGGTGAGGGGGTTGACGCTCCTGTTCATCCTCATGTGCTTCGTCGTGCTGGCTCTCGCGTGCGCGACTGGCTGCACGCGCACGGTGCTGGTGAGCGAGGCAAGCCCGATCAGGACGGGTCCACGGGTCCACGGCAAGGTGTACACGAAGACGGCTGACGGCTGGCAGTTGGGCGACAACGAGGTGACGATCCCGGAGGGCTGGTACTGCGTGCCGCCCTCCTACGTCGAGGAGGAGCGGTAATGGCTATCAAGTTGCAGGTCAGGCGCGGCACGGCATCGGACTGGAACGCCGTGTCCGGCACGGTCACGCTGCTGTCCGGCGAGATCGGGTACGAGACGGACACCGGAAACTTCAAGATCGGGGACAACTCCACCCTTTGGGGCAGCCTTCCTTACGTCCTGTCCACCTATCCGCAGACGACCGTGTCCGGGACGGACATCAACGCATCCGGATACCTTGCGCAGGGCCGTTACCTCGTAACGACGTCGGTGACCAGCAACGTCCCATCCGGGTGGACTCCGGCGACGGACGGTCCCGGCGTCCTGACCACGACCAAGTTGGCTGATGGCAAGGTCATGCAGATGCTCGTCTCTACGACGACGCAGAAGGCGTTCCTTCGCGGCTACGCGCCGACCACCTACACGACGTGGGTGGCGATCTCGCAGCACGCCGGATCCATCACCGCGACGGAACTGGCATCAAGCGCGGTCGAGACGGTGAAGATCAACGACAACGCCGTGACGTTCGCGAAGATTCAGGACATCACCGGACTGTCCGTGGTCGGCAAGGGCAGCAGCGGACCCGGTGATCCAACCGTCATCACAGCGACGGCATCCGGTCAGGTGCTTCGCCATGACGGAACGAACATCTCGTTCGGCACGCTTGCTTCCACGGCATTCGACGGGAACACCGACATTCCGCTGACGTCCCTTGCAAATCAGTCAGCGAACACGCTGGTCGGCAACGTCACTGGAAGTTCCGCGCCCCCGACAGCAGTCAGCCAAGCATCGGCGCGGACGTTTCTTGGGCTGAACGGACTTGCGTATCTAAACCAAAGCGATTTGGTGACGATCAACACAACTGCGTTCAACGCATCTCCCGGAACAACCACTGTTACGTTTGACCTGACGACGATTGACGTTGGTTCGATTGCCTATCTGGAGGGATTTATAACTCTTGATACAAGCGCGACTAGTTGCACTGTTCGCATAGACGGTGATGCTGGTGAGCGGTATGTCGTCCTGAGCATCTTGAAATTGAGTGGAACCGCTACAGTTACGGCTTTGCAATCGAACGGCTACATCGGTGTCGGAAATGCAAATACAAACATGTTCAGTGTTGGCGGAGTAAGCAGTGGAACAGCGCAAGTCGGTCTAGTTCTCATTAGGTTCTCCTGATGCCATACGCCCCGGTCACGCTTCCATATCGCGGCGTCAGCGTGGACAGTTCCTACGCTGCGCTTCCGGCAGGATTTGCCGCGCAGGCGATGAACGTCGTCCCATACGACGCCTACAAGGGCAAGTTGCGGCTCGGGCAACGAAGGCCGTTGCTCGGCGCGTACGAGTTCAACGACACCTCTCCTGCCGTCATCCGCGAGGTGCAGGTCATCCTTCGTGCCGATGCGTACGTCGGAGGCGTGCTGTTGCAGCGGTGCTTTGTCATCGCTGGCGGTGAAGTCTGGAAGATCGACCCCGGAGACACGACTCCGACCAAGTTGACGCAGTCGCTGACGCGAAAGATCAAGTCCACTGGGTACGTCGGAACGGCCGTGTTCGGACAGTACCTCTACATCACCGATGGGCTGTGCTACCGAAAGGTTGACATCACGGCCAGCACGCCGTCCGTGGTTGCTTGGTCCGGACCAGAAGGCCACATCCGCGCCGTTGGCGCGACGACGAACGGAAACAACGAGACTGGAAACCGCGCCACGCTTCTGTGCAAGTTCGGCGGACGACTTGTCCTTGCCGGAATACCGGAAAGCGCAAACGTGTGGTTCATGTCGAAGATCAACGATCCGGAGAACTGGAGTGCGACGGCATCCGGTGCTGGAGGAAACGCCCATAATGCCATTGCAGGGTCGGCATCTGAGGATTTCGGAGTTCCCGGAGAGCCGATCGTCGCCCTCGTTCCGGTCGGTGAGAGCGGCCTGCTGTTCGCGGGACGCCACAAGATGACGTACCTCACCGCGGACCCAGTCGTTTCCGGGGCGCGGATCATTGAACTGTCGCGCTCCGTTGGAATCGTGAGCGAACGCGCTTGGTGCGCAAGCGACGAGCAGACCATCTACATGATGGCGCAGGATGGGCTGTACCGTGTGCGTCCAAACGAGTTTCAGGTCACCAAGAGCGGTCGCATCACCAGCGGTCGGCTTGACACGTTCTTCCAGCAGCAGAAGTTCGATGCACTGAACTGCGTTCTCGGATACGACGCGGAGGCGCAGAACGTCTATTGCGTCATGTCGCGCACGGATCTGCCCGGTTCAAGCGTCCACCTCCTGTACAGTCAGGCAACCGACGCATTCTGGCCTTGGCAGACGGGATGGCCCGCGTTTCAGGCCCCGACATGCTGCGGAGACTTTCCGTTCGGTGACTCCCGCGCCCCCATCCTCGCGTTCGGAAGCGAAGACGGGTACATCGGTTGGTTCGACCGCGACCTGACGTCCGGCGTGGACGGGCAGGCGGCTGTCGGATACAAGAGCGTGAGCGACTTCGACGTCAACAACGACGAGGCAGCCGCCCAGAGGGTGACGAGCAGCATCACGTTCGGCCCCGTCCTCCAGCCTGCCCTCGGGCAGGTGATGATGAAGGACGTCCGCGTCGAACTGACGATGGACGAACCAGTCGAGGACACGGCGTTCAGCGCACCCATCGACCGACTGACAGGACCGTTCCTGTCCATCCTGTCCGGGCAGACGGCGGAGGAGGCGATCGGAGAGAACATCATCGCCGTGTCCGTGACCATCGACCCGGACTTCCCTGCGGTGGTCGTGGACGGCGGAACTGCTGCGGATTTCACGCCGGGTGCTGGATCGCCATATGACGGAGGAACGGCGAATCAGGCGTGGAGCACGTCCACGGATCAGGCGCTTGACCTGCTGTTCCCTCCGGAGATCGCCGGGAACTACGAGACTTCGGACACGCTCATCAGCGATCCGACCGCACGGACGTACACCAAGGATACCTACCGGATCTACAACATCGGAGGCGCTCCACCGACGACGGACTGGTACATCCAGCATGTGACCGGATCGCCGCAGGATGCGTTCCAGCGGGATGCAACACTTCCGGGAACGTCAGCAGACACACCCGGCGGGACATACCTGTACATGTCTGAGCAGCGCATCCTCAACTACCTGCTTCCGACCGGGATCACGCCGCCGCGGTACAAGGTCAGCAGCGCGACCTACGACAACACGAACAGCAACCTGCTCGGGACGCTGCTTCCCGGCAGGAACGACGCCTTCCGGTGCCGCATCCGGGATCAGGCGGCGTATGTGAGAATCGAGAGCCTCGGTGTACCGTGGGCAATCGAGCGCATGGCCGTTCTTATCGAGCCTTACGGCCACACCAAGAACGTGAAGGGAACCTACTGATGGGCCTTTTCAGCAACCTATTCGGCGGCGAGAAGAACTACAAGGCCGCCATCGACACGATGGAGAAGGAGTACGGCAAGGCCCGTACATACTCCGATGCCGAATACGGCAAGATCGTCGATGTGTTCCTGAAGGAACGCGCCAAGAACGCTGAGGTGTACTCGCAGGCGTACAACGCATCGGTGAAGCAGTACTCCGACGTGATGGCCCAGAGCCGCAAGGCGTTCGCCGCGGAGGGCGCGAAGGCGTACAAGACGCTTGAGGTCGGTCGAGATGCCACGCTTGCGCTCCTGAAGCAGCAGACCGACCTTGCGGTGGCACGGCAGCAGTTGAGCGGGATGCTCACCGGGCTGTCGAACACCACGTTCGGTCAGGCTGCGGTCAACGCCGTGGCCGCGCAGGGTGCGTTGCAGGCTGGCGCTGTGCAGGAGCAGTACGCGCAGACGCTTGCCTCCGCACGGATGGCGCAGGCCGGGGCGATGGCCGGGATGGAGCAGCAGGCGGCGCAGAGCCTCCTCGGCGCAGGACTCGGTAGCGCCCAGTACCAGAGCGGGCTTTACCAGCAGTACACGACCGGGGCGCAGGCATCGCGTGGTCAGGCGATTCAGCAGAACATCGGGCTGCGTCAGTCATCCATCGAGAACAGGTACAACGCAGAACTCAACAAGGCCATGATGGACATGCAGGCAGGGAACGCGCTCGGCGGTGCGCTGCTTGGTGCCGGACTCGGCGTTGCCACCGGTGGATTGAGCATGTTGGGCGGTCCTGCCGCAGGAATGCTCGGTGGCGGCGGTGGCGGTGGAGCAGGTCCGCTGTCTGCCATCAAGTTCTAGTACGCGAAAGGACGAATGACATGTCGATGTTTCCGACCTCAATGAACGTCAGCGCGGCGATGCAGACCACTGCGCGTGCGCAGCCACCCGCTGCATCGCCAAGCGGGTGGGACTCGTTTCTTTCCGGAGTCGGTCGTGCGGCAAGCAATTTCGCACTTGGCGTGTCGAGCGGACTGACCAACTATGACCCGCGCAACCCGTTCAGTTCGATGGGTGCCGGAATGTCCGGTGCGATGAGCGGAATCTATGCAGGCATGAAGCGAGAGGAGGCGTCAAAGAACGCCATCGCAATCGCCAACACTGAGGAGCAGATTGCCCGCAGTCAGGCGGAGCGTGCTAGCGTGATGATGCCCGCCGAAGGGCCGATGCAGGGCATCTCCGCGGGGGTCATGCCCGCCGCGCCCGCGAAGCCCGCCCGTGAGCCGTTCGACTTCCAGACGGGGATCTACCCGTCCCTTGTCCAGCAGGAGCCGTCCACGGCCTCCTCCAAGGTCCGCAACCTCATGCTTGGAATCAGCCGATGAGCCGTCTTGGGTACATCCCTGAACCTATCGACCCGGAGTCGCTCAACGTGTCGGCATTCCCTGCGCAGGCGGCTCCTCCCACCGCGCCGGAGGGCTTCGCCAACCAGCCGCCGATGCGCCTGAACGACGGGTTCATGCGTCAGGAGCAGCCATCGCAGCCCGACGTGCTGTTCGACGACGAGGCGATGAAGAAGGCGGCAATGGATCCCCGCGGTTCGCGGGAGATCGCCCCCTACGGGACCTATCAGGCGGTCGATCAGGCGCTCACCAACGGCTACTACACGGGCCTTGAGGCGCTCGACTTCGGCACGCTCCCGGACGGCACGCCTGCCGCCCTGTTCACCGACCAGAAGGGCCAGCGTCAGGCGATCCGGATGACCACGGAGCAGTGGTTCGCCGCATTGCAGCAGCGTGCGGAAGGCCGCATCGCGATGGCCCAGTCGATCCGGAGGCAGCAGGAGGCCAAGAGGCTGTCCGCGCCCGTGGAGGCGATGGCCCGCGAACTGGAGGAGTACGCCCCCGGCTTCAGCGAGTACGCCGCGCTCGGGCTTGAGCGCGATCCCAACGGGACCTACGTCGCCGTCCAGAAGTACTACGACCGCGTGAAGGCCAACGACCGCGAGGCCATCGTGGAGATGCGCCAGCAGGCCGACAAGACGCAACTCATGGTGGCGCAGGGACTTGCGGACAACTGGGCGACCTCGACAGGGGAGAACTATGCGCTCATGCAGCGCGGGTTCGTGGAGGACGAGTCGATCCCCGAGGAGATCCGTGCGCAGCGCGTGCAGGAGATCAAGCGGTGGCAGATGAACGCCAACCGCTTTGCCCTGCTTGCGCCGCCTGCCGCTGGTATCCGCCGGATGGCGAGTTTCCCGTCGTACTACTACAGCCAGTCCAACCCCGGCGCACTGGATGACCTTGCCGACATGGCGATCCAGACCGTTGGCTACGACAACGTGATGGGCATGAGCCAGAACCAGCGCATTCCCATGCTTGTCCAGCAGGCACAGCGGCTCACCCGCGACATCGGGTGGTCGATGCCGTTCAGTCAGGCGGACATCGACATCGTGTCCCAGACGATTGCCGACCGCCTCGTTCGAGCGCCTCGCACCCAGATCCAGCCGGACATGGGCCAGATGAACCAGTTCGAGCGGGCAGGGGTCCGCGGCGGGGTGGCCGAGATGCGCAGCGGTCAGGCCGAGCAGCAGTACCAGCGGCAGATGGCGCAGGCCAAGTTGCAGGGCGAGCGGGCGCGTGCCGCCCGCACCGGGGCCGAGGCCGAGTTCAAGCAGGCCGAGACGCGGGCCATGACCGCGCCTCCCGAGGGTGCGGCTCCCGCTGCGCCTGCTCAGGAGCAGGGCATCTCCGTCGATCAGGACACTGCGATTCGTGCTGCGGCACAGCGTCTCGGCATTCGCCTTGGCAACACCGGAAGCCTCGTGAACGACATCCGGTCGTCGCGGATGACCCCTGACCAGAGGCGGGCGTTCCAGCAGTACATCAGCGATCTCCAGTCCGGCGTTGCCGATCGGTAAGTGCCTGCAAGACAAGGACTTGCGACAATCAACATGACCACGTTCACCGACATCCTTGGCGCAATCGGTCAGGACGCAACGCAGCCCACCGGAGCCACGAAGTGGTCTGACCTCGACAAGGTGTTCGCGGAGCAGGCTGCGGCCACGGAGCCGGGTGCGACCCCCGGATCGTCCGCTGCCGAGCAGGAGGCAATGGCCGGGGCGGCCAAGGCTTCCGAGATTGATTTCCTGACGCCCGAGTGGATGCCGTTTCCGCTTGCTCCGGGCCTTATTGATGCCAGAGAGGTCGAACGCGGGCTGCGGACGCAGGTGGCGCAGGCTGCGCAAGCCGTTGCCACGCCGGGACTTAGGGCGAAGTTCATCGAGTCTGTGGTCAACCCCCTTCTGGCGGTTGCCTACCCGTACATGAAGCCCGTGAACGATTTCGTCATCCCCGAGATGGCGAAGGCGGCTTCGATGGCGATGGAGCCTGCCGACAGCGGGCTGACGACGGCGGACCTCCCGACCGAACTCCTTGCCGCCCGCGGCGCGGCGCAGGGCATGGCGGCGGGGCAGGCCGAGGGGATCATGGCGGACATCTCGCGGGCGGTGGGCCAGAGCCTCCCGCAGACCGCGGCGGTCGGGGCGACCATCCTGACGGGCGGCGGGGCTGCCCCGGTGGTGCTGTCCAACCTTGCCTCGCAGGCGCTGATCCCGTTCTCGGCATGGACGGCGGGCCAGTTGTCCTACATGGACGAACTCGACGCCGTAAGGGCGCAGGAAGCCCTTGAGGGGCGTCCGCTGACCCAGTTCGACCCGGACGAGATGCAGAGGCGTGGAATCGCTTCTGGGGCCATCCAGACGGGTACAGAGGCCATCGGCGCTGGCATCGCCGGAAGGGCCATCGGGCGGATCGCTGCCCGTGCGACGGCCCTGCGGCCCGCCAAGGCGGTCGTGGGGGCGCTTGCCGAGCGCGGAGCGCCGATCGTTGGTCGGGCGCTGGCGACCCGTGGCGGGCAGGCGGCGGGGCAGGCGTTCGCCCGTGCCACCGCCGGGGCGATGCGGTTCAACAAAGGCTTCTTCGGTCAGGCGGCGAAGATCGTCGCCATCTCTGCTGCGGAGGAGGGGGCGGAGGAGTTGGGAGCGGCGATCCTAGAGTCCCCCTTCACCTTCGCCCCCTTGGGCGACGACCTGAAGCAGGGCATCTACAGCGCCTTCATCGGCAGCGTGGCGGGCGGTGCGGGCGGCGGTGCTGCCGTGATCTCGACGGCGGCCCGCAAGGGACTCGTCAACCGCGCAGACGCCTTCCGCCCGGAGAACGACCGGGAGATTGCCCTGCGACAGCAGCACACCGAGGCGATGAAGGCCCGGACGAACTGGACCGCGGACCTCGACGAGACGCAGCAGGCCGAGGTGGCGGTCGCCCTCAACAGCCTGAACGGGATGGACCCGGCGCAGCGCGGCGAGTACCTCCGGGAACTGGCCGACCAGCGTGCGGACATCGCCGCCAAGGTCGAGAGCCTGCTTGCCCTCCGTCAGGACCTCGACGCCGCCCTTGCCGGGGCGCAGTCGATCGAGGCCGAGGCAGCGTTGCAGGCTGCGCAGGCCGAGCGGCAGGCCGCCGAGGAGTTGCAGCAGGAGGCGGAGGCTGCACGGGCGGTGGTGCGTCCCCGTGTCCAGCGACCCGGCAGGCGTGCGCCCACTGGCGCGGCGCTTGAGCAGCAGGTCACCGAGGCAGGTGCGATGGCCGAGCAGGCCCGTGCCGCCGAGGAGGCCGCGCTTGCCCGTGCCGTGGAGGTCGAGGTCGCCCCCGGCGTCCGCGTCGATCCGAAGCAGAGCGCCGCCGAGGTGCGCTCCATGATCGAGGAGACGGACGCGGAACTGCGGATGCTGGTCACCGACCGCCTGCTGGCCGACGCCAAGTACGGGGCGGTGCGCGAGAAGTTGTCCGACCTGCCGATGGACTTCCGGCAGGAGGAGCCTGCGCAGGTCCTCTCCGGCCTGTCTGCATCGACCGGGGTGTCGATCGCGGAGGCCAAGGCTCCAAAGCGCGGCGGTCGCGTGCAGAAGGAACTTGAGGCGCTCGGGATGCGCGTCGTGTGGTTCAAGGCGACCGGGAAGCCGTTCGGGTCGCCCGCGTTCCACACCATGTCTTCGCGTGGCACGGTGTACCTGAACGTCGATGCGGACATGTCGCATGTCCGAGCACGCGCCTACGAGGAGATGTTCCACGACATCCAGATGTTCCGCCCGGACGTGGCGCAGGCGTATTCGGAGGCGGTCGGCGTCGAGTCGTCGTATGCCGCCGGGGAGAAGTATGCGCGTGGCCGTCCTGAGTCCCGTGCCAAGGGCGTCATGGACACCTTCGCCCGCATTCAGGCCGCAGCCGCGGAGGCTGGCGTTGCCGGGGAGCAGGTCGAGTTGCCCGCCCCAGTCAGCAGGATCGGCGCTGCCCGCCTTGAGCAGGAGGGTCAGGCCAACGCATTCGCGGAGGCCGCGGCCCGCGTGACTGGCGCTGGCCCACTGCGTGCGCTGATGCGTTCCGCCGCCCGCCGTGGCCTCATGGGCCGCGAGGTCGCCGGGGCGATGGCCGTGATCGACACCGTGTCACGCGCAGCCGCCGTCGAGCGGGTGAACGGCGTCAAGCCCGTCGCCACGCTGTCGCCGCTTGCACGCACCCTGCTATGGGCCGAGGACATGGCCGTCGATCTCCCGGCAGCGGTCGAGCAGGCCGTGCAGCCTGCGCCTGCTCCTGCTCCTGCTCCTGCGCCTGCCGCTCCCGGTGTGTCGATGGCCCGCGCATCCGACGCCGACTACCTCGCCGCCGTCGAGCGCGGCGACATGGAATTGGCGCAGCGCATGGTGGACGCGGCGGCAATTGAAGCCGGATACACGGTTGGTCCCGTGTACCACGGGACATTCGCCAAGTTCAATGAGTTTGATCTGTACAGGGCTACCGGAAACGACTTGGGATTCCATTTCGGTGACAACGCAGCCGCGGAAAATCGCCTGTTCGATCTTCGACAGGAACAGCCACAGAGGTTCGCAAAGGCAGAGCAGAGGATTCTTCGTGTCCGCCTGCGAATGGAAAATCCGCTTCGTCTTCAGGAGACGCGGCGGAACGCATGGCAAATGAAGGATGTTCTGGCGCAAATCTTCGACGGCGACACCGTGCTTCCGGGTTTTGAGCAGGATCTCGACGCTTATCTTGGCGACGAACTTGAATCGCGTGTTGGAGGAAAGTTGGTTTCCTACGCAGACCTTTCCGACAACCGCGCAGACGAGAACGAATGGCTTGGAAACTTTCTTCTCGACAAGGGTTACGACGGAATCGTGTATGAAAACCGTGTCGAAGGCGGCACGTCATACATTGTCTATGATCCAAACCGAATCAAGTTGGCCGACCCCGTCACCCGCGACGAGTCCGGCAACGTCATTCCGCTGTCCCGCCGCTTCGACGTCTCTCGCCCGCAGATTTCCTTCGCCCGTCCGCAGGAGGACGCCGAGACAACCGCCCTCCGCGAGGAGGTGTCGGCTCTCCGTGCGCAGGCAGACGAACTGCGCCGCCAGATGCGCGACGTGCAGAACGTCACCGCCGCGCAGCGCGTGAACGCGATGAAGGAGGTCCGCGTCCTTGAGCGGCGCATCGTGACCGCCGAGCGGCTTGCCGAGCAGAAGACCTTGCAGGCGACCCGTGCCAAGATGCGGCTCGACCTTGAGCGTCAGGCCGCGCAGGAGGACATCCGTGCCGCCGAGGACGTCGCGGCCAAGATGGCCGTGCGCCTCGACGAGGTGCAGGCGTCCGTGCGCTCGATGCGGTCGGAACTCGCGTCCCTGCGCCGCGGCGAGCGCGTCGAGGAGCGGCTCGCGCAGGCGGAGGAGGAGTCGCAGCGTGCGATCGACTTCGCCTACGCGATTGGTCGCAACGAGGGCCTGCTTGCTGGCGAGGTGCGGGGCCAGCAGGTGGAGCGCCGTCAGGTCCGCAAACTCAGCGAGCGCCTCGACGTGGTGCAGGCACGGCTCGACAAGGCCATCCCGGCCATCCGCGAGTCCCGTGCGCAGATCAAGGACGACGCGAAGGCGGCGCAGCGTGCGATCGACTTCGCCTACGGGATGGGCCTCGCGAAGGGTCGGTTGCAGGGCGTGATGGAGGGCCGCAGGCAGGTGCTTGCACGCATGGCCCGCCGGGAGGACACGCTCCAGAACCAGTTGTTCAACCTGCGCAAGACCGCCGAGGCCCGTGCGGAGGCCAAGGAATCGGTGCAGGACGCCGTGCGCCAGATCGCGCTCGACGCCGCCCGGATGCTTCCGGAGCGGCTCCGTGGCCCGCTTGCGACGAGGATCGCGCAGGCGAAGACCCTCGCGCAGGCCAACCGCGTGGCCGTGGAGGCCGTGAAGGTGGCCGCCAACAACGAGGTTGCCCAGTCCATTGATGCGATCCGGACGCTTCGGAAGCGGATCGGCAAGCGCGGCATGACCTATGCCACACGCACCGCCGTCGAACGCCTGCTCGACGATGCCGAGTCCGGTCTTCGCACCGCGACCGGGCGAAGGATCAGAGCCACGGTGCAGACGGCAAGAGGAAGCGCCCCTGCCCTCGTGAATGCCGTCGAGGTGTATGCCGCCGTCGTCGATGCAGCCGCGAAGGTCGAGCAGGCCGTCCTGATGTACGACATGGACAGGCAGCGTTACCTTGCACTTCGTGCGCAGCGGATAGCACGCTACGACGCCCTGCGCCAGCGCCTTGCGCAGGACATGTCCGGTCGCCCGACCCTTTCCGACCGCGAGCGTGCCGACCAGCCTCCGGGCCTGCCGCTTGCCCGTGCGGTGTCGCGTGCGAACAGCGACATCTACACGCTGATGCTGGAACTGGAAGGGACCGAGATGGGCGTCATCGGTGAGATGCTCATGGAGGCGCAGGCCGGGAAGGGAGAGGCTGCCCTTGAGCACGCGACGATCCTCCGCGGACTCCAGCCTGCGTTGCAGGCCGCGGGGTACGAGAGCATCGACGCATACGCGCTCAGGAACGGGCTTCTCGGGCAGTCTTCCGCGCAGGTCCGCGACGTGACGCTCGGCGGCAGGACCGTGTCGCTTCCGGTCGGGACGATCATCTCGATCGCAGCGATGGACGACGAGACGCTTGCCCTGTTCCCGGATGCGACCAATGACGGGCAGTCGATCACGTTCCGCGGGGCGGAGACGACGACCCTCATCCGACCGAGCAAGGCCGAGATCAGTGCGCTCCGTTCCGGACTGAGCGCAGGCGAGCGCGGCCTGATCGACGCGATGAAGAACGTGCTTGAGACGCAGATCCGTGACCGCGTGATGGATGCCGTGTTCGCCGTCGAGGGCGACCAGCCCCCGGTCGTCGCGAACTACTGGCCGCGTGTCCGGCTGTCCAAGCAGAAGGCCGACGCAAGCATCCTCAACGCATCGGCAGGCACGCTGGTCCGAGGTGCGCTCACGAACGTCGGGTTCGCGAACGCCCGGACGGGCGGGACAGAGCCGCTGGTGTACGACGATGCCTTCAAGACGTGGGAGCGCCACGTTCAGGTCGCGCTCGACATGATCGACATGGCGCAGCCCTACCGGACGGCGGCGACCGTGCTGACCGATCCGGCGGTCGTCGAGGGCATGGACAGGCAGATGGGGCAGGGAACCGCCGAGCGGGTCCTCGCCATCTTCTCGAACGGCGTCGGTGCAACCGCCCGGAGCAACCTTACCGTCATCGACAAGTTCACGAACAACGTGACCGGGGCCATCCTCGCGATGCGCCCGAAGACGCTTGCCAAGGTCCTCATCGGCGGGCAGATCAGGCTTGCGAGCGAACTCCCGGTCGGGTTGCTTGCCCGTGGATCGGCCCGTGCCGCCCGCAGGCTCGCCAATCCCCGTGCATGGGATGCGCGGGTCGAGGAAATCCACTCGCTGAACGGCTACTTCGCACGCCGCCACCAGTTGCACATGCGGTCCATCGTCAGCGGCTCGCTTTCGGACGCCGACCGTGTCCGCGTGACCACCGCGTTCTCTGCGATGATCGACGGGTTCCGGGCGGCGGGCCAGAGCATCGCCGCAGCCCAGTTGACCGATGCGCTTGCCGGGTTCCGAGATGCGTCCAACGGAGCGAACATGATGATCGCGAGCGTCGTCGATGCGCTCCGGTACATGGACGAGCAGATCATGCTCACCGCCGTCGAGGCGCGGCTCATCGAGGTGGAGGACGAGGGCATCCGCACAGGGCAGGACGCACTGCGCGAGGCGGCGCTTCGCGCCGAGCGGGACTTCCGCCGGACGCAGAATGCCAGCGACGAGTTCGACGACGTCTCGTTCGCAGCGCACGCCCGCGTCAAGGGACAGACGGGCCTGCGCATCTTCTTCCCGTTCAGCAGCGACCCGCTCAAGGCACGCAACCAGATCCGCCGCGCCTACCTCTCCGGAGACAGGCGGCTCCAGACCGCGGGAGCGATCGCCGGAAACGCCGCGTCGAGCACGATCATCGGCCTCGCCTCCATCGCGACGGTCGGGTACATCGCATCGCTCGTCTCCGGGATTCTCGGCGGGACCGGGCCGGAGGACGAGGATGAGAAGAAGTTCATGGAGCAGGCGAAGCGGCTTCCTGCATCGGTGTCGTCGGAAGTGCTGTCGTCCACGCTCGGCTACGCGGGCATCATCATGGGTCAGGTCGTGCAGGGAATGCAGTACCGCAGGCCGCTGTTCGCCCCGCTCGTCGGACGGCCCATCGAGCAGGCAGGACGCGAGTTGACCAGCGCGGACCCGTGGTATGCACGCATGGTGACCAGCCTGCTAGCCATTTCACAGTACGCAGGCTTCCCGATGTACGGCCTGTACCAGTTCGTGCGAGAGCAGTTCGAGGGAGCGCCAGCCGCCAAGGAGAAGGCCAAGCCGGAGCCGAAGACGCCAGCAGAGAGGCTGCGCGACAGGATCGAGCGCAGGCGCAGGGAGTTGCAGAACATCGGGAAGTGACGTTTCGTCCTTCGCGCCGACCGCTGCGCTGCGCTCGCCAACGGCTTCGCTCCGCGGCGGCTGTTGCGCAGGGGTGATTTGGATGGACCCATATCACCCATATGGGCAGAGTCAGCAGGTCGCACCCGCCGTGGGTTTCGACGAGCAGGCATGGTGGGCGTTGAGGGAGCGTGACCCAAGCCAAGGGTCACGCCAACCAGCAGGCACGGAGCCGCGCATCGGTCGGGCCACGAATCTCACCATTTCGCTGCGGGTAACAGCCGCTCCGTTCGTGGACGAGCGCACCTTCCGGTGGCGCAGGCTAGGGTCACTCGGGCCTGCGTCTTCAACCCTCCTCCCCTACCGAGCCGGGAGGCACATGCTTCGCGTGATGATGGTTCCCGTGAAGGGGAGGCCAGTTTGCAATGCGGCTACGCGACTACCGCTCGGATGTCGAGATGCCGGGGCGAGTCAGGGGAGCGGCTGCAAGCAACCCTTCCTCGCGCCCGGTTCTCCGAGATGTCGAGCAGTTGCAGCCGCTCGTGAGGGAGAAATCTAGTGCATGATTCCTTGACCGTCAAGGGAAATCGGGTTAGATTGTCCTGCCTGACCCTGTTCTCTGACGAGATGCCCCCGCGTGTTGCGGAGTCATGCGCAGGGATCGGGCATTTATAGCCCCCGGAAGGCCCCGGCTTGATCGCAAGATCGCCGGGGCTATTCATTCCTGAGTGCATAATCGGTACGGTTTATGCATGGAACTGCCGTGGTCGGTCACCGCTGCCGCCCGCAACATTCACCACGTCCAACTGGTGGCCGATAGTGCCACCGACCAATGGTGGTTCCTCCTGTCAGGCGATCGTCACCACGACAACCCACACGCAGACCATGACTTGGAGCGCCAGCATCTGGAGGAGATGGTCCGCCGCAAGGGCGGGTGGATCGACGTGGGCGACCTTTTCTGCGCGATGGAGGGAAGGGCGGACCCTCGCCGCAGCCGCAAGGGCGTTCGCGAAGAACATGCGCTTGTTCCTGACTACTTCGATTCCCTAGTCCGCCACGCTGCGGACTTCTACGCCCCGTTCTCGCGGCACTGCGTGGTGATCGGGAAAGGGAATCACGAGACTTCCGTACTCAAGAACTGCGAAACCGATCTGGTCGAGCGGCTCTGCGAACGCATGTCGATGATGTCTGGCGTGCGCGTAAGTCCCGGCGGCTACGGTGGTTGGGTCAAGTTCACCTGCGGACTCGGGACTCACCGCTACACACTCAACCTGAAGTATTTCCACGGCAGCGGCGGGGCCGCGCTGATGTCGTTCGATACCCTGAAGGTGCGCCGACAGGCTGCGGTGATCCCCGACGCCGACGTGATCGTTCAGGGCCACGTCCACAAGCAGTGGGTGATGCCGCTGGCACGGGAGCGACTCGTCCACGACAAGGGCGGGATGCGCGTCGTTCACGATGTCCAGTACCACGTCCGGGTGGGGACGTACAAGGACGAGTTCGAGGACGGGTACGGGGGATTCCACGTCGAGCAGGGCCGTACCCCCGAGATCATCGGCGCGGTCTGGATGCGCCTGTCCCTGCATCCCAAGCAGTTCAACGGCCACACGACCTACTCGCTGCGCCCGGAGTTCTTCCCCGTCCATTGAGGTGTCCCATGAAGGCACGGCTCGGCGGCAAGTGGTTCGTCATCCGTGAGTCAGGGAACCTCTCCAACTGCGGTTCCTGCGAGATCACGCACCGCAAGGACGGGACCACCCGCCGGATCATCCGCATCGCCTCGTGGCAGAACGAGGAGGATGCGCTTGATACATGGGTACACGAGGCCATGCACGCGATCTGGCCGTCCATGACCGAGGAGGAGGTCGCCAAGAGCAGCGCGGAACTCTCCACCCTCCTGTGGCGTCTGGGATACAGGCGGATGCAATGAAAAAAATCCTACCGGATTCCGCGCAACCCTGTTGACAGAGGCGGTAGGGTAGTTACCATACGCCCGCCGAGGCATCCCGCCACGGCTTCAAACAGGAGTCTGCCAATGGAGATGCTTCGCAACATCCCGGAGAACGAGTACCACTCGTGGGACATGATGAGCGCGTCGGCGCTCAAGACGCTCGACCGCGCCACGCCGCTGCACCTGCTGGCGGAGCGCGAGAACGCGACAGACAGCCCCGCCTTCCGCGTCGGTCGCGCCTTGCACAGTTTGCTGCTGACGCCGGAGGCATACGAACTCGACTTCGTCACCGCCCCGGACGTTGACCGCCGGACCAAGGCTGGTAAGGAAGAATGGGAGAAGTTTCTTACGATCGCTGACGGGCGCACCGTCCTCACCAAGGACGAGTCAAACCTCATCGAGGAGATGCGCGGCGGCGTGATGAGCCACGAGTCGGCCCGCCTGCTCGTCAATGCGCTCACCGACCGCGAACTCACCCTGCGCGGGGAGTGGGACGGCGTCCCGTGCAAGGCCCGCATCGACGGGTGGATCGAGGACACCGGGACGATCATCGACATCAAGACCCACAGCGGGCTGGCGTCACCCCGCGACTTCGCCAAGGCGGCGCACAACTTCGGGTACTGGACGCAGTTCGCGTTCTACCGCGAGATGATGCGCAGGGCAGGCAAGGACGTGGCGAACGTCATCCTGATCGTGGTCGAGAAGGCCGCGCCGCACGCCTGCCTCTGCGCCGCGCTCCACCCCGACGACCTTGACCTCGCCACGGCGAGGCTCCCGGACCTCGTAAACCTGTACCGCACCTACATGTCGGACCCCCACAAGGGATGGAACGACGAGATCACCGAGATTCGGATGCCTGCGTGGGCGTCCGCCGACATGATGGCCCCTACCGGAGAATGAACATGAACGTCGCGAAGACCGAACAGATCAACGAACTCGCCGCGGCACTCGCCAAGGCGAACCTCGAAATCAAGAACGCGGAACTCGACCGCGTGAACCCGCACTTCAAGAACCGCTACGCAACGCTTGGCAGCATCCTCAACGCCGTGCGCGTCCCGCTTGCGAAGCATGGACTTGCGACGCTCCAGACCGTGCGCATGGAGCATGGGTGCGTGTTCGTCACCACGCTGCTGACGCACTCCTCCGGCCAGTGGATCGAGGAGTCGGCGGGCTTCCCGCTCCCAGACAAGGCGACCGTGCAGCAGATGGGTTCCTGCATCACCTACCTCCGCCGCTACGCGCTGGCCGCGATCGTCGGCATTGTTGGCGACGAGGACGACGACGGCGAGGGCGACCGCGGAAGCCGCACCGAGCCGCGCCGTGAGCCGTTCAGGCCGCAGCAGGCGCAGGGTGCGCCCGCTCCGCGCCAGTCCGCGCCCGCCCCGAGGCGCGAGGAGGCGCAGGACGACGGCGAGTGGGAGCGCATCACCGTGAAGTACGTCGATGAGGGCGTGGCCGGAAAGAACCAGTCACCCTACGTCAAGTTGAAGGGCGAGGACGGGAAGGCGTTCATGGTGTGGGACGAGGCGCTGCACGTCGTCGCACGCGAGACGAAGGGATCGACGGTGTGGGTCATCTCCGAGCCGAGCAAGGCCCCGAACGGGATGCCGAGGATCGTTCAGTTGCGGACCGATGCTCCGGTCCCTGCGAAGTCAGGAGCAGACGTTGAAATCCCGTTATGACCGAGGCCCGCGTCCGTTCAAGCAGGTCAAGGGCGCCGTATGCCCGGTCACCGGATACTCGTGCGCGTATGCGTACAAGCACGGATGCAGGTGCGTGGCCTGCGTGGACGCGCACCGCATCCGCTGCTACCGCACGAAGGACAGGGCATCGCGTGGCATCAAGGTCACGCTGAAGGTGAAGTGCAACTTCCCCGACCACAGGCCGTACACCGGATACCAGTACGGGTGCAGGTGCAGGCGGTGCAAGGCCGGGAACGCAGAGACGATGAAGAAGTACCGCGACAGAAGGAGGATGCCGAAGTGTGCGGAACAGACGACGAACCCTACTGGCTGACCGAGCGCGATATCGCATACGAGCGATGCGGCAACGACTGCGACTGCCGACGAAGCGATCCTCCGGATACATGGTGCTACAAGCACGACGACTGGCGCGAGGAGGCCGAGCCGTGACCGACGACCAACTTCACCGGGAACTCGTTCGTATGGCGTGCGACCTCGTGTCGAAGGAACACGAGGTAAGGCAACTCCGGGCCGAGCGTGACGAGGCGAGGCGGCTCCTGAAGGCTGTCGTAGACATGATGCGGGACAACATGGCTCCCGATGCAACGCACCCGAAGCACGTGTGCGACTTCATTTACTGTCCTGAAGTCGCTACGTGCATGGTGTGCGAGAATTGGACGGATGCAATGGTGATGTGCTACCCCGATGATTTTCAAGACGAGGAGGACAAGCCATGACACCAGCACCCACAACGGCACACATGAGCAACTTCGACCCCATCCCACGGCTTCAGCAGATTGTCGCAACCATTGAGGACGGAGGACACTTCGACTCCCCCGCCACCGCAGCGCACTACATCAATTGTGCGATCAAGGAGATCGAACGGCTGCGGCAGGAGTATGGCGAGGCACGGCGGGCAATTGGAGATTCGCTTCAAACGCTGATTCACCTTCGGCAGGAGCAGAACGCGCTCCGCGAAGAGCGAGATGACATACGGCGTTCGTACTGCTCGCTGATGGAGGCGTACCGAGGCGGCGATGGCAGGGTCACCGCGAACAAACTCGGATGGGGCTACCTGTTTGAGGAGGATTCCAAGTGAACGACACCAAAACACCGCGCACAGACGCGGAGGCAACACAATCGTGTGACACTAGTCTGCGGTCGGCATTCGTTGTTCATGTGGAGTTTGCCCGTGAACTGGAGCGGGAGATCGCCCGCCTCCGCGCCGAGCGCGACGAGGCGAGGCGGGAATGTCGTCTGCTGTTGCTCGGTCAAGAGGTGCTACGCGGTGTGCGCGATCTTCCTGCACCTCCCGACGATCTGGTGACGATTGTCCCTGTGCCACGAAAGGAGGACGAGCCATGCCAGTAGGCGGCAGATACAAGAACACGAAGTATGGACACAACGCATCGGGCGACGATGTGTTCTTCATCCTCATCCCGATCTTCGCGGTCGTCCTGCTCATTGCGATGATCGGGGAGGCCCGGAGAGCCAAGAGCAGCACGAACCACAACACCACACAGAAGGAGACTCGCCATGTTCAGTAACACCTGCGCCATGACACTAGCACAGAAGTCAGACCGCATCCTCGCCCAGACGCGAGGCTTGAGCGGAGCGACACCGAACGCCACGCAACTCATCGAAGCATTGCGGTCAGCGTTGGAGGAAAACATGAAGGAAGTGCAGCGGCTACGGAAGGAGGACGGCAAGTGAAAGACACAGACATCATTGCGGCGATTGCTCCTGACGCGGTATCGCTGATGGACAAGGCAATCGCGGAGATCAAGCGACTGCGGAAGGAGAACGCAACCCTCACCGCCGAGCGCGACGAGGCGAGGCGGGAGATATGTGTCATGCTTGAAGATGCAACCAATAATCACCGAGAAAATCACGCAAAGAGATGGGGCTGGGACTGCTTCAAGGAGGACGGCAAGTGAGCGATGACATCACTACACGTCTGCGCCGCGACTGCATGAGCCTGATCGCGGATGAAGCAGCCGACACCATCGAACGCCTCCGCAAGGAGCGAGACGAAATGCAGGTCGAACTACGGAAGGCTGAAACCGAATGCTCCATGCTCCGCGTTGAGTGTGGAGTGGTTGCCGCCGAGCGCGACGAGGCGAGGCGGATGTATTGCTACGCAATCCCGGAGAATTGCGATGAACGCGAAGCAAGAAAGATTGCGTGGGAGCGCGGCTGGGACTGCTTCAAGGAGGACGGCAAGTGAACGACACCGAACTCACGGAGTGGCTGTTGCGGCAGAAGGGAACGACCGCCACGGTCGGCATGATCGCCGTGCAACGCATCAAGGAACTCAAGCGCGAACTCGCCCGTGCCAATCAGCGGCTCGGGCTGTATATGCACCACGCCTCCAAGAAGAAAGCCAAGCCATGAAGAACGACCCCTTCCCGACCGACGCGGACATCGTGAAGCGCCTGCGCGAGATCGTCGCCGAGCCGCAGAAATGGTGCAGCACCGACGCGGACTACGTGGACGACGCCGCCGACGCCATCGAACGCCTCACCGCCGAGCGCGACGAGGCGAGGCGGGAGTTATGCCGACACGAAGCGGACGGCGCTGACTGCGAACGGGAGTACGCGGCGATGCGCGGGTGGGACTGCTTCCCGGAGGCGGAGCCGCACTGATGAGGACGGTCCCGACACCCGCGCACCTCGTTGTGCGCATACGCAAGGAGTGCGAAAGTGGCAGGAAGTTCATCGACATCGCGCAGGAACTCGGGGTTTCTGCGCAGACGGTATCGAACATATGGCTGCGGAGAACCCGCACGGAGGTCATGGATGACGGAAGAACTGTTGGAGAGGTTGTGGGAGGATGCGGCTCTCGGGAGCGTCCTTTCCAGAGAGGCTGCTCTCGGTATCGAAAGACTCGTTTCCGAAGGCATGGAAAGGGAGAAGGAGATGACGCGGCTGGCAACGCGCAACGCACTGCTCGTCATAGAGATCGACTCGCTTCGATCCTCGCTCAAGGAAGGGACGCAGAACTAGTGGCTCCGCAGGACTGGCACAAGGATCAGAAGGCCGTGTGGCTGGACCACCCGGTATGGGATCGCGTGAGGCTTCGGGCCGTGAAGTCGGGCCGCACCATCCGCGAACAGGTCAACATACTCCTCGCACTGGGACTCGCCGCCAAGGAAGGGGACGATGATGTCACGAGCAAGAGAAAACCCGGACGATGACCCCGGACTTCAGTTGCGGCTGCGGCTTGCATCCGAGCGCAGGGAGGCTCGGGCGCACCAGATAGCCGCCGCGCTCGACGAGGTGCTTGCCCTTGCCATCGTCGTGCTTGCCCACGCCGGGTCCACGACGAGGGGGATGCAGGCACGGAGGGCGAAGCGGCTTGCCGGGAGGTTCCGGAACTTCAGGGACGAGGCGTTGGAAGGACACTCACCGTGCCAGAACATCATGGCACACACGGACATAGACCATGAGCCAATGGAAAATCACGATCGTCTGGTACGTTGACGGGCGCTCCGCCGTGCAGGCCGACGCCGAGTTCACGAGCATCGAATGCTCGGATGACCCGCTTGAGCACGCGATGCTCGTCGCAGGCGCACTCCGCAGGCTCGACGCCGAGGCGCACGCACGCCTGAACAGGCTGGAGGATGGGTACGACGAGCGGAAAACGACCATCCTCCTCACCGGGAACGGACGCTCCCGGTCGCTGACCGTCAGGGACACCATGTGGATGCCGAGCAAGGACGCCGAAAGATGCGCACACCAAGTGATGGAATGGCTGACTGCGGAGGAAACGGCGGACCTGCTCCTGCCCTCACGCTCACGCTCCCGCCGCCGATGATGCCGGGTGCAAACTCCCGCTGCCACTGGCGGGTCAGGCACAAGGCTGCGCGACAGGACCGCTACGTTGCGGCGACCCTCGCGCTTGCGGAAACCCGGAAGTCGGGTGCATGGGAGCCGTTGGAGGGGGCGGCCCTGACCGTGACATGGCGCGGTCGGGGCCGTCTCCCCGACCCCGACAACATCGGGGGACGCACCAAGGCGTACATCGACGGGCTGACCGACGCCGGGGTGTGGAAGGACGACAGCGTGGTCAAGGCCATCACCTTCCGCACCGAGCGGGCGGCCCGCCTCTGCGACCGTGCCGTGGTCATCAGGATCGACCGCGCATGAGGCCGATCTACGAGACGAGGGACGACCGTGCTCGGCAGCGCACGGCGATGGCGCGGGTCTGCGCCGCCACCGGGACGGACGCACGGGAGACTCCGGCCCTCTGCGCGTGGGACTACGAGGTGCTTCGGGACGGGGGCGTGGTCGCCATAGCCGAGGTCAAGTGCCGCCTCTGCGCCTCGTCCACCTACCCCACCTACATGATCTCGCTTCGGAAGATGGACGAGATGGGCATGGAGGCCGCCGAGCGCGGGATCACGGCCATCCTCGTCGTGGCATGGCAGGACCGCACGGGGTTCGCCATGATCCCCGAGGCACTGGCGACCGGGCTGAAGGCGCACGGCGGGCGCACGGACAGGAACGACCCCGCCGACATGGAGTCAGTGCTGCACATACCCATCGACAGGTTCAAGTTCGTCTAGTGGACGACAGCCCCGCGTTCCGCGTGGCCTCATCCCGGAGGCAGGTTCCGTTACCCCATCGTTCCTCGCACCGGGGCGTGCCTCGCGGCCTTCTGCCGATGCCCGAGCGGGAATCGAACCCGCATCGCCTCGCGTGTAGGTTATCGCGTGGATCGAATGCGCCACACACCCCGGCATCTGTAGCACTTTCGCTCCACGGGGTGATGCCTCATAACACGCACCTGACTTCCACTTTCTTGAACCTTGGCGTGTCGAAACATCGTTCGGTGCGCCCGGTCGGCAAGGTTTCCGCACTGCCCGGTTGCTTTCGGTTGCCGTTGGTTAGCCGATCTGTATGCGTTTCGGTGAGAAACGGCCACTTCATAGGCGAATCGGTACGGGCATAAGCGTTTCCGGGCGGGAAAGAGAAAGCCCCGCGCCTCGTGTGGAAGCGCGGGGCCAAGGGGAGTCTCTGCCAAGAGACTTGTTCAGGCTACCACCGGATGGAGATTTCCACGGCCTCGCCGTTGAATCCCAGTTCAAGTCGGCGGGGAGGCGGCTCCTGCCGCACCGGGCGCGGCTGCGCCACGGTCACGGCCACGGGCGCAGGGGCGGGTGGCGCAGGCTCGGGAGCGACCGGGTTCCACGGCGGGCTGACGCCGGGGAAGCGGTCCCATCCCTGCCCGTACCAGTTCGTGCCGTCCGTCCACGCGATCCCACCGTTCCACACGGTAACGGAGTCGGAGATTCGCAGGAGCATGTCGGCACTGGCGGCACGAGCGAGAAGCACGGCGGCGATGGTCGGCAGGTATCTCACTTGGTTCCCTTCTTGTTCTTCTTCTCAAGGCGTTCGATGTGCGCGAGGCAGGCGCTCCACCTCGTGTTCAGGTGGACGATCTCGTCGCGGATGGCGGTCATCAGGGCGTGGTCGAGGCAGACATAGCCCTGCGCTTCCGCGTACCCGCACAGGTAGTTGATGCGGTCGATCGGCTTGTCCAAGCCAAGCCCGCAGTGGACTTTCACTTGCTCCATCGCTTCCTCCTGTGGAATGTCACGATGCCCTCGCTCACGATGAAGTACCCCTCCGGGCCGTACTCCAACCGGATGCCGAACAGTTCGTCGGCCCGGACGATGATGTCATGCGTGGCACGGGGGGTGATTCCCCAACGCTTCGCCAGTTCCGCACGGGACCAAGGCTGTGCCCGCAGCAGCAGCACCATGTCCGCGATGCGGTCGATGAGCAGGCGGGTGTCGCTCCTCACAGCGTCACCTCCGTCTTCGCATGGATGGCGAGGAAGTCCGCTTCCGCGACATCGTAGGCATCGGCGGCATTGTTCCATGCCGCCTCGTTGTCGGGGTCGGCGCGGTGCAGTTCGTCGGCGGCACGGCACAAGGCGCGGGCGGCGCACGAGTCGATGCGCTTCGCAAGCAGGACGGGGGTGAACGGGTTGGACGGGCCGCGCAGCCAGTCGGCTACGGTGCGGGTGGTGTTCGTGTGCATGAACAGGGGTACGAGGTTCAGCATGGCAGAGTCTCCTTGGTGGTTGTTTATCACTCAATCGTTTGGTGTCAAGGGTCGGAGGTTGATTGCTCCGTCGTTCGTCGGCTTGCGAGGAGTATCCGTATCAAGGTCGAACCGCCAACGAATGTATCGGACGATGCCCTCAAGTGTGTCGTACTCGGGTCCGTCGTTCATCTCGCCGCGCAGGGCTTCCTTGATCGCCCACTCATACTCCGATCGTTCGTAAGCAGCCCATGATGCGGGGCAAGGGCAAGCAGCGAGTACGACGGCAAGCATGTCGTCCTCGTGCTTCAGATACTTGACGCGGGCCGCCATGTTTGCGTTGAGGTGTCGCTCATACGCGGCGGCAAGTTGCTTCTGTGTCGGCTTTCGCATGGCAGAGTCTCCTTGGTGGTCAGACGAGCGTGTCGGTCAGCGTGATGCCGACGAGGTTAGGGTACTTGATCGTGGGAAACAGGTCGCAGACGATTCCCCACGCATCGGCCTCGTTGCGGGCCATGACTTCAACATCCCGATGAACGAGGTTACAGAGATGGTCGGACGGGTTCGGTTCGGTAGTGATGGTGAACAGGTAGGTGTTCATGGCAGAGGCTCCTTGTCGGTCAGGTGTTCGGGTCGATGCAGTTCGGGCAGAATCCGAATGGTCCTTGTTCGGCGTTGCCGCATACGCGGATCGTTGACATCGGGACGGACTTGTCGCAGCCATCGCACGGCGCGGTGGCTTCCGGCAGCGCGTCGATGACGCGATCCTCAAGGCGGGCATCCTCGTCGGATCGCTGCATCGCGCTTTCGACCTGACGCATGGCCGCGACGATGAACGATTCGGTCGGATCGCCGCAGTCATCGTCCGGGTACTTGTCGGCAAGCCGCTGCTTGATGTCCTGCCCGCTGACCGAGACGATGAGCAGCGGCTCGTCCGGGTGGTAGTAGCGTCGAAGGTCAGCGATGAGATCGGACGCGGTGGTGTATCGAAGCATGGCAGAGTCTCCTTGCGCGTAGTGTATCGCGCTTTCGGTGGTTGTCAAGGGCAGATGGGGCGGAGCGTGATTGCGATGAGGTCGGGGCGGTCGCGGTACAGGTCGCGGATGATGGCGCGGGCGGTCGGTTCCCCCGCGCCAGTCTCCACCTCGTAGGCGTAGTGGTCGAACGGGTCGGCGGGATCGTGCGGGCAAGACTTGACGGTCACGACATACTCGTAGGTGATGGGGTCGGGCATGGTGTTCCTTTCGGTCAGGCGGGCGAGAGTTCGGCGGTCAGTTCCTTCCACGCCGCGACCAGTTGCGCGGCGGCGTGGGTGCGGGCGTGGCTTGCTTCCGCGATGGCGAGGCTCGGATTGATGGCCGAATGTCCGATCGACCATCTGCCGATGTCCTCCGCATGGCAGAGCGCGGCGTGGTAGTGGACGGTCATCGCGTAGTCCTCCGCGTAGGCGACGAACGCGGAAGCGTTCGGTTCCGGGCGAGGTGGCAGCATGTCGCGGATGGCGTAGGCGGTGACGCGGGCCAGTTGCCCGCACCCGCGCATATCGGCGGCGTTCTTCCCGATCTCGGAAAACACGGAAAGCAGTCGGTCGGTGTTCATCATGGCGTGGTTCCTTTCGTTGTCAGTCGATGGAGGGGGCGGTAGCCGCGCCGAACACGGCGGCGTGGCGGTCGTGCGTGGCGGTCGCGTACCCCTTGCGGTAGAAATAGATGCGGTCGTACAGCGCGGGCTTGCTCACATACCCGCAGGTGACGGACTCGCAGCCGCGCCCGTTCGGGGCGTTGCGCTGAAGTTGCCACCCCCCGTATGCGCCTTGGAGGAAGTAGGCGGAGGGCGCGTTGTGCGCGGGGTTCGGGTTGCCGTGGACGATTTCGTTGAGGCGTTCCACGGCGGCGTATAGGTCGCGTTCGGTGATGCGTGACATGGCAGAGTCTCCAGTTAGGGGGTGAGTGTCAGAGGCCGCAGCGTGCGGCACAAGCGTCCTCGTACATCATGTCGAAGCGGTCGGGTCCGTTGGACGGTGCAGCGTCCTGCATGGCGGCGAACCGGGCAGGGTCGGCGGTGAGTACGCGCTTACTGGTGCGGCACCAAAGGATCGGTGCGCCGCGCTTGATGCGCGTCCCGTCCACGGCGGTGCCGGGGTAGCGGGCGGGGATGACGGTGAGCGTGGGCGTTCGCATGGCAGAGTCTCCAAGTTGCGCCGGGTCATCCGGCTAGGTGAGTGTAGTATATCGACTAGTTCGGGGTTGTCAAGGGGGAAAGTTGGAATTTTTTTGTACGGTGTCTGTACGGGTCAGAACGGGAGCCGGACCGCTCCGCCGATAACCGGAAGGCAGAACTGGTCGCGGAGGGACGATGCGCGGGCGCACGTTGCATGATCGCCGTACATCGCAACGATGCGCGGGTAGCCGCCGCGAGGGAACGCAACGCGAACGTAGCGGATGCGCGGGGCGCGGGCGGTCGGGACGTTGCGCGAGTGCAGGACGGTTCCGGCGCAGTCGCGGAGTTGGATCGTTCGCATGGCAGAGTCTCCAGTAGGTGCGGGTGGGTGGCACGGTGCCGCCCGTCCGGCCCCCTCCGGGAAGGGGGCGCGGCGGGGGGCAGCGGGTCAGGCGCGGTCAAGGTGGACGGCTTCGATTGTTGCCCCGGGGCAGAGGTTCGCCACGCGGGCGGCGGCACGGTGCGACCGGAAGCGGTGCGCGTGTTCGCGCTTGCCCCACTCCGGTCCGCCCGTGATCGGAAGCCCGTCCCGGACAAGCCGTCCGTCCGCCACGCGGCGGTAGTATCCGGGCGGGGCGACAACGTAGGCGGGTCCATCGCGGAAGGTTTCGCGGATGATGAAGTACGAGTCGGCGGTTAGTCGCATGGCAGGTTCTCCGGTAGGGGGTGAGGGGGGACGGGCAACGCGCCCGCCCCCCGGCGGCATCATTCGGCGGCGCCGTACTCCGCGCCCGTGGCGGGGCAAGTGGCGGCGACGGGGTAGGGCGTAAAGGTGACGGGGGCGGGCGCGTTG